ACAATCCCGGCGTCCACCCACTCGCTCAGTTCATGCCGTTGCCCGTTCGCCGCCTTGCAGCTCTCGCAACTTCCCTCACCCATTAACGTAACCCATTCTTTCATCTCATCTCCTCTCCCTGGATCGACGCGCTTACGCCTCCACCAGTCCTTTCAAATCTCCTGTCTCCCTGTCCACTTTCGCTCCCTTCTGGTTCGGGATTCCTTTCTTCCGTCCTCTTGTCTCAACCTTTTTCGGCGGGCTCACCTTTGCTTTCCTGATCACCTCGTCAATATCCACCACCTCTCCGGCAAAGCGATACACCATCCGCACCAGTTCACTCCCATCGATCAACCCCCGATCAAACAAATTCACCAGCGCAGCCGTGATCGTCGAGGTTGCGATAGCCAGAGCCGCATTATCCCGCGAACTCAAATCCGCTCCCACCACCTCAATCAGCGCTTCACCATCCAACCCGCGCTCATACCTCGCCCGTCGTCGCAGCGCAATCCGCGCCAGCCGGTTGATAATCTCAATAAAGAATTCCTGTCGCTGTTCAAAATGTCGGAATGTCGGACCCCCCGCGCTCTCCGCCGTCGTCCTGGTCGCGCTTTCCGGTTCCGCCAGAAAATGCAGTGGGATTCCCGTCCCCGCGGCAATCATTTTCTTAATCGCCAGCCCATCCTTGCTCGCATCATTGGCCTCAAGTTGGGGATGAATCACTTCCCAGCTCTCGCTCTCATCCACCACCAGGATCGATCCCGGCAGTGGGGGATTGGCATTCAAAGTGGACTGTCGCTTCACCCGCTCCACCTCACTCACAAACCGGCTCTTGACCATGAAATAAAATGCATTGCGATAGCGGTTCAACCGTGCCCGATCCTCCAGCCAGCTCGCATACCTTGTCAACCACCTCAATATCGGTGCCAGGTCCGACTCCCCATGCACAGCTCCCACCGGCCGGTTAATCGCAAAGTGCACCATCACTGTTTTCAACCGCCCATCCTCTCCGGCTTCCTCCGCTTCCCCATGGTACGCCTTCCAGATCCGTTCCTCACTCCCATCCCCATCCATGCTGAACTTCGCCTTCTGCACATATTCCAGTTCCTGCTGCAGATCCCCCTTTGCAGTCCGGATCTCCTTGATCTCAATCGCCGGGATCGCTCGCACAAATGTTATCCCGGCCGCATCCGTGGAGAGTAAAAAGAACAGTTCTCCACTCCGCGTCAATTCATCGCACCATTCATAAATACGCAACGGCATCTGGTTCAGCTCATGGCTCCACCACTTCTTCAAAAACCGGTTGACCTTCTCATCCGGCGATCCAATCGAGATACCCCCGCCCACCACATATTGGCTGGTCAGTTCGACAATTCTTCTTGCCAGTGGATTCAGGCGCCACGCTTCCAGCGCTTGCGAAATCACGTCCTCCCGATCGTAATCCGCTCGATCGCGCTCATTCACCGAAGCACCCAGGTCCGGTTCAATATAAACCGTATCCAGCTTCAACTGCTTCACCAGCCAACCCCGCCCACGTTCTAAAATCGATCGTCTCGCCATCTAAAATCCTTCCTTATCCATCTCCCGAATCGGATCCACACCCTTAACCACCAGCGCTTCACCACCCACGCTCCATGCGCCAGCATCCCCATCCAGTACCGCACACAGCGCAGCCGAGAGAATCAAATCGTCATGCACATACTCGCCGGATGCATTCCGCATCCCATCCGGTACCCCCCACTTCATTTTTCGGTCAATCCCAGGAGTAATCGAATATTGGCAGGCATTCAATTGACTCCAGAACAAGGCCTGCTCAGAATCCCCAGGAACATATTCCTTGTATCGCCCAGAATCGATCACAGCCAGGAAATCCCAGCCCAATTGGGACTTGGTCGCCACATTAAACCGGAATTGGATCACCATCCCCGGCAGTGCCCGTTCTAAAAAGCTCGACAATCCAGCACCCACACCGGTCGCATCCACTACCAGTTTCTTGACCTCCCACAACCGCGCCAGCGCCAGGATCTCGCCATATAATTTGGTATGTTGGATCCCCACCCACAGTTTCCGGAACATGACCTTATAAGTCGGAGCTTTGATCAGCTCGTCCTGCATCGTCTCAAGATCAATCTCGACAATTGTCAAAGCCGTCGCGTCCCGTTTTGAATTTATCAAATCATCCTGTACGGGCTGGGCTTGTCCCTGCCCTTTGCCTTGTGCTTGGGACTCCTCCTCGCCAGCTATATCAATTAAAATTGCGTAAATTTTTCCTGTTGTCGGTTGGACCTGCTTCTCATGCACCCCCACCATCAAAGCTCGCCGGCTCTCCGGGAACAACCCGCCTTCCCCGTCGATCTCTTCACTGAAAAATTGCGTCCGGATCATGGGATGATTCCTGCCCAGCTTCGCCACCTGCTCAGCCACAAAGGCACCATAAGCCGGTACCTCCCGCGCCACATCCTCTGCAGTAAGCACAAACACCCTTCGATTGCCGTCTCTCTTCTCCGCATCCTTTGCTGCTCGTAACTCCCTCGCCAGCAATGTGTCCGAAGTCCAGGCAGTCCCCCAAAACACCCGGGTTGCGTTTGTACTCGCTGCCATCGGAGCAATGTCCTTATCGAACTTACTCACCAGCACATCCTGCGCTTCATCCACTTCCAGCAGATGACCGGCAGTAGCCCCGACGATATTCGCCTCCGGAGATCCGGAAAAGAAGAAGATCCTTGCCTTGCCAATTTTGTAGATATATCCGCTTTCTTTTTTCCACATGGATTGGACCAGGATATTGTTTTCGAGCACCCGCTGCAGCCGGCGCATGGCGTTCAGGCTTTGCGGTTTCCAGGTAGGGGATACCTTTACGATCTCGCACTCGATTTGAGAAAGCAGTGTCAGTAGGTAGGTCTCGATTTGCGCTTGCAGCTCGTTTTTGCCGGATTGCCTGGGGAACATCACCACAAACGATTTTCCCTGCCGGAAAATCACCGACTCCACCACCGCACTCGCCACAGTAACCTGGTATTCTCGCAGCTTCAAGCCGGACGTATGCTCCACAAACAAACACACATCCTTCAACACCGCCTTGATCTGTTCAACCAGCAGTGACAAGTTATCCACCAAAAAAGGACTTCACCAAAGCAATGATCGACAGCAACCCCGACCCGCCATTCGCTAATCCGGAGTACATCTTAAATTGGGTAACTCCTTCAGTCGCGGATCGGATACGAGTCTCGTGGTCTTCCTTCGCCTTCTTCAAATCCCCGACCTCTGTCCGTAGCGCCCGTAACCTTTCCTCACTGATCTCGTTCTGGTGATTGATCAATGCCTCGATCCGTTGAAAGCGCGACTCGATATTGTCCTTCAACCGTCCCAATTGCTCCGATATAACCGCCGCCTGATCCTCTCCCATGGTCAAACCTCCCAAAACCCAATTCCTTTATCGCAATATTTAAAGCCACTCGTATTTCTGAATCGGAAAACATCCCGAAATTAATCGTCATAAGTAATATCCAATCTTTTTCTTTTACTTAATAAACCTTCGCGTCTTCGTGTCTTCGCGGTTCAGTTTTTTATTTGCAGCCGAACTCATTGGTCACCTCCGCCAATGCTTTACTCAACGCATCCAACGCATCACTATTACTTCCCCCCAACAACTTCTGGGTTCGTAACATCCCAGCCAATCTGGTGGACGCAGCACCTAACGCGCTCAGCGTCCCCGTCCAGCCTTCTAAGTCCCCCGCATTATCATTCGCGAAATCGAACACCCGCCGGATCATAACCCGCATCAGAGCAATCTCGTCCCCCAACCCCTCACGCAGCGCCGTCTCCAAATCCTGGCTTTCCAGATCCCCGAATCTCCGGGAGTAGAACCCATGCTTCACTGCATTTGTATTACCAGGTTGTCCACCACGACTTCGTGCCAAATTCATTCCTTTTTAAATTTTTTTGGATTTTCTTTTTCTTTCAGCTTTGAGCTTTTAGCAATCTTTTTCTATCAGCCATGAGCCATCAGCCATCAGCAACAAATATACTCAGGGGGAGTATATTTGTATTAGACTCATTATACACAATTCCCCCAGAAATCAACCCCCAAAATGCTAAATTTGTTCTAAATCTCCTCCCCCAAATCCCCTTGCAATCTCACCAAACAATGTTAAAATTAATGTTCTGTGTTGTCCTCTAAAACACCACAGATCTTGCCGGTGCGCCCCCCTCGCATCGGCATTTATTATTTTTTTTCTAAATCCTAAAATCTAAATTCTAAAACCTAATCTCCCCCTCGTGTCGGTATTTGCATTAAAGGGATTTTCTAAAAACTAATAAAAACTGTAACGCTATTTCAGGACAGGTCACCCCCAACAAACACAAGCCACTCAACCCTGATCCCCCAAAAAGCCGGGATAATCCGGGGTATTGTATTCTTCCATCACCTGTAGAACACGTTCATCTTTGCATTCTGAAGCCACAATGAAAATTAAATCCTGATATAAAGCAGGGTGAGAGGTTGGATAGCGCTTATTCCCAGCGGCAAAAAATTCGTGAATCAGCTTAATACTTTTCTCAACATTCCCCACCATGTACTCACAAAGAATCAGTAACTCCCA